ATTGGAAGTAGAAGTGTGTAGTATTCCGATACCACCTCTTTGTGTGAATTGATCTGTATTTTTCTTGTAATCGTCTATTAATACAGCAGGTTGCCCTACTACTTTTGCATAGTTTTGTTTTTGTACACGTTTAACTAAATGTATTCTACCTGGTGCGATACCTAAATTAGTTCTTGCCCAATGTGATTTACCAGGTATACAATTAGGATCAAAACTTTCTTCTACGTATGCTGATAGTATATGTGGTTTATTATTTGAGATGAAAGACCAAAGCTCTCTTCCACCTGGCATCCAAGGAAGTGTGTGCCAAAATCGTGGAGTGTCTTTGATTGGTTGCCACTTTTCAGTTTTACTTGCATACGACCATTTGTCTATGGACATACCAGTAACTTTTTCAGCGGCCTTTTTAAAATCACAAAGAACACCATCCATATCACAATAGATACGTGGTTTCATAGTTTAGTATTTGTAATCTACTTTCGGGTTCATTTCAGGTGTAGTTGCAATTTCACCTGTCATTGTTTTTACTTTTTTATCTCTTGTATCATCACCTGCCTGCATTTCTTTTTTATCTTCTTTTTTTTCTTCTTTTTTTTCTCTCAATTCTGCAGCCATCATTGCAAAAGTTTTCCATTCATTCTTTGTAGTTTTGATAGGTTCTTTTTCGCCACCCACTTCTTTTTGTTTTTGATTTTGTTTATTAGTTACAAACGAATGAGTTTCTTTTAATTTTTCTAACTCATCATCTTTAAGCTCTGGGTGCATTTTCTTAATCTTTTCATCACTCTCACCGTCTTTTACCATTTTCTTAACGTGTGGGTGTACTTCTTCTTTTTGTGTAGGATCATAACTGTTCATCAAACGACCTGAAGTAGGTGCTTGTAATCTATCATTTGTTTTTTCAATAGATTCAATATCAGCATCTTCAATACTTCCACCGCCACCTGGACCTATTTTTTTTCTTTGTCTTGCTTTATCTAATTCATCATATGCTTTGTCTTCAGCAGCACTTTCAGTTGGTGCGTCAATGACCATATGAAAACTGTCTTCAGCACTTACACCTTTATACGAAACTCTGCCTTCAATTTCCCACTTTGCTTCTTTCATTTCTTTTTTCTTTTCATCTGAAGAATGTCCAAAAGATTTGTGAACAAGTTTATCTAATTTTGTATGAAATTTATCTACATCTTTTTTAGAGTAGTCCTCTTTTTGATCTTTTTCTATTGACTTAGCAATATCGTGTGCCTTTGTAATAGTAGATTTCTTTAGAGGTGGTTGATCGTTCTTTGCTTTCATAGCAGCAGCCATACCAATTGCGTATGGGTTTTTTGCCTGTTCATTTTTAGCAGTGTGCATTTTATCTATCTTATTAAAAAATGCTTTCTTTTCTGCACCAGTCATTTGACCGATAGGTTTGCCTGCCTTGTCTAATTCTTTTTTAAATTTGTCTTGGTAGTCGGACTCCAAAACTTTATTCTGCATTTGTTTTGCTAAATCCTCTAAACTACCTTCTTTAGTTTTTAGATACTTGTTCATTAGTTTTTACTCCCTTTTACTTTTGCTGCCAAATCTTTGTCAGCGCCGCCCCACGTACCTGAGGATTTTGTTACAAACGAATTTACTCTAGCAAGTGCCCATTGTACTTGTGTAGCACCAGGTCTGTGTCCGCCTCTCCAAGCGGCCATACCTCTATCGTAAACTTGTTTTAATATTGAATAAGGCATACCTGTTTTTTCTGCCTTGTTTTTAACAGCCGCAATACTTTCATAAGTCATCTTTGCACCTAAATTTATAGGTTTCTTTTCACCACCTTTAGGATCTTTGTATGCGTCTTGTTTATGTTTGTTAATATCGCTTGTAGGATAATTATCAAACGCTTCTTTTTTAGTTTCTTTTGCTTCTTTATCTTTGAAATATTTGTATGCAACACCAACTGTTAATGGAACTTCTCCTGTTTCAGGATTAGGTTCAGGTTTAATTGCTTTATTTTTTTCATTTTCTAATTTCTGTTTTAGTAAATCAATTTGACCTTGAGCAGCAATTAATTGTTTTTTCAATCCTTCTACATCACCTTCACCTTCAGATTTTTTATCAGGTTGTACTGCAGGTGTTTTAATATCTTCAGGTTGTTCTTCTAAGGATTCAAACTTACCAGTCTTTTTGTAAATTTTATTTTTAGCAAGTGTAGATATAAAAGGTATATCTGCTTTCATTAATTGTCTTAATGTAACTACATCAAATGATTGTCCGTCTAAATGTTTTGATATTTTTGTTGCCATTTCTGGAGATATAGTTTTGCCTTTTAAATCACCATATGCTTTTTGTAAATCTTTAATAATACTGTCTGCAATTTTTTCATCTATAACTTCTTCACCTAAAACTTTTTTAACAGTTGCAACAGACATATTTAATCTTTTAGCAATTTGTTCTATACTTTCACCTTCTTTATTAGCAGTAAATATATCTTTGATTTTGCCTTCTTCTAATTCTTCGTTTGCTCTTTTTAAAGCATTCTTAACATCTGGATGATCTGATAAACCTTTTGCAAGTTTTTCGATTGCCTTAACAGCACCGTCATAGTTACCACCTTTGTATCTAGGATCGTTTAGTATGCCGTATGCCTGTTTAATTTGTTGAGATGTAAATGACTTTTCTAATATAGTTTCTTCATTTTGTTTCATATCAGGATTGTACAACATATAGTCTGAAACTGAATTGATATAGTCTTTTGCTTTTGTAATTTTAGATTGTACCCAAGCTTCTAGTGGATTGCCTTCATCTGATTTGCCTTTTAGTGCTGAAGCAAGTTGAGTTGCTTTATCAGCAATTGCCTCTAGTTCACCTCTTGCCATTGATACTTCGTGGTCTTTTTCGTCTTGTTCTTTTAACTTATCGTAATTCTTTTTAAAGTAAGTGTACGCTAATGTTTTATCTTTTGTAGAATAAGATGTCTTACCATCTTTGTCTAATACGTTATATTGTCCACCACTAGACATTGATACATAAGGTTTTTGTTTTGACTCTCTAACTTGTTTTAAAAGTTCACTCGTTGTTGCTCTATATCTACTCATATCTCTCCTATAACGCCGAATAAACTGCGTCCCAATTTTTAACTTTTCTTTTTAAATCACTCATCAACATTTTTTCTAATCTTTGTCTTAACTGTATAGCGTCATTACCGATCATTGATCCATAAGTATCGTGTATCATTTCTAAAGACTTGTAAGTGTCTGCTAATTTTTTATCTCTTAAAATTTTATCAGCAATATATCTTCTTGCTTCAAAGTGATTGTTGTAAGCTGTTTTTGCTTTAATATATTGTAAATCTGATTTACTTGCTTCTTGTTCTTGCAAGTCTAATCTCATTTCTTTTAAAGTTTTAGTCATATTCTTTTATCTCTAGTTTTAGATCACTATTACCTTTATGTAATCGGTGAAACTCTTCCTTGTTAATATGATAATTTTGCCCTACTTCTAATTCAAAAGGCAAATCATTATCCATTTGTAATTTCCATCCTGTACCATAAATCACTTTGACAACTCGACTTTTTTTATCTTTGTGCCATATCAATTGATCTTTTTCAACATCTTCTTTAAAGACCCTAGTAAACACATTATCGTAAGCACTTTTTTCAAAGTCTTCAAATGGTTTATAATAATCTAACAATTCTTTCATTACCAATAAAAATTTCCACCGCCAGAAAGTCCTAGCGTTTTTGCATAACGAGGTAAGTTACACGCCCAATAAGCAGGTTTAGTTCTGTCTTTCTGCTGATCACATTGATGTCTAGCAGCAAAACTTTTTCTAGCTTCAGGATCATTAAGTTTAACTTTTAATCCTGTGGTATCACCCCACGTTACTTTTTTAATCTTATCACCGTCTTTGACAAATACATAAAACTTTTTAGGTCCACCTTTTTTAGGTTTGTTTAGTTCTACGTCTTTTTCTTCGACAGATATTGGCACATCTAAAGGAACTTTTCTTTTTTCTTCCTCGCAATATGCAAATTCACCTATGTCAGTTTCTAACAACTGTTTATCCCAACTAGATATTTCAGTTAGTAAACCTTCGTTATATAACTCTCTTGCCTCTCTAAACAATCTATAAAATTCTTCACTATGAAGTCTATAGATATTTTCAGCAAACGGTATATTATTCTCAATATGATAATGTACCGATTTAGAAATCTTATCTTTGTAATCTGCAAAACTTAACATTATAAATTCCTTATCATTTTAGATACAACTTCAGATAATTTTGCCTTCCATTCTTCTTTGTATCTTTCTCTATATTTATCTATTGTTTCACTTGAAGCTGCCCAATCATTTATATCTTTTACAGAAATATCTGTTGTCATTGGTCTTGTTACAACTTGTTCACCAGATGTACCATCAACTGATGGTTTGTACGAACCGCCTTGATAATTAGGGTCATAACCGTCTTGTCCTGGTGTTGTTTTTAACGTGTGTTGAGCGTAATCGTGTCCAATATCATAGGATTCTTTAACTACTTTCCATCCCATTTGTAAATAAGTTCTTAATTCAGCATCCCAAATTAATCTTTCTTTACCGTCTTTAGAAATTTTAACTTTCTTTTCTTCTATAGTTTCTTCTGGTACACAATTAGGCACTTGTTTTCCGCCTTTATTTTTCATTCCTACCTGCTTATATCCTGTCCAACAAGCGTCTGATAATTCTTTCTTTAATTCACCAAACATCTTTTTGTATTTTTGTGTATGTACACTTGGTTTTGTTTTTGCGTCTTTATCACCAGGTGCTGGGTCATTATCATTTTTAGTTGTATCTGTTTTACTAAAATGTTTTGCCCTTGCTGATTTTGTATCTTTTGATAACTGTTTGAAATATTTTTTAGGTTGACTACCTTTTTCTTTAGATATGTCTTTATCTTGTGGTAATCTATCCGTATGTCCGTATTCTTTCTTTTCAGAAACAGCTTCAAATCCATAATCAATATCTAAATTGTATTCTCGCACTTGAGCCTCTCTATCTGCAGGATCTGGTAAACAATCCCAAATCCACGCCTTATGTAAATTATTATTGTTATCTTCTACAACAATGTAGTTAGTTCCTCGTCTAACAACTTTGCCGTCTATATTTTCTCTAATGTAATTAACTTTGTCACCTATGTTAAAGATCATTTCTCTAACATACAAATCTCTTATTTGTTGTTGTTCAAATTCTTGTAAACTTGCAATAGGTCTATGGTCACCTACGTAAGTATAATTTGCTGCCAAGTTCATACCACGTCTTACGTCTTTAAATAGTTTTTCTACATCTCTAAATCCTCTAGGCAATCCTTGACTAAAAGATTTAACATCTCCTTTTTGAGCAGCGTCCCTCATCTTACTTGCTGACATACCTGATACACCTTCAGCATCTGGATCTCTTTCACCAGCAGAAACAACATTGATCTTATCAAAGTTATAATATCCGTGTCTGGATTTTATATCATTATATTTTTTTAGTATTGTTTCAAATTCTCTAACTCTATCAGAACCAACTACCATTGTAATTTCAGTATAACCTTTTTTATATAAATTAGTAGCAATATCTAATACCATATTAGAAGTATTAATCTCTATGTTTCTAGCGTGTTGTGGAAACATCTTTTTCATATAATCTAATTTTTGTCTAGCAGATAATGGATTCTTTTTAGGGTCTTCACTTCTACTTAAATATATTTTATAATCATTTGTAGGTACAGATTTTACTTTACTAATTAATTTTTCGTGTCCTGTAGTAGGTGGATTAAATCTACCAAAAGTAAATGCAACACTCTTTGCTTCTAAAATAGTTTCTTCTTTTTTCAAACTATCTATTTCTGCGTCTGTTACTTTACCGTCATCTAAAATTTGTTTACACTTTTTGTAGAATTTTAAGTAATGATATTTTTCTAACATCTTATAGATAACATTTTTAGGTAATCTATTTTTAATACCATATAATCTGATTTCGTCTGGCGACATATCTTTATCAAATGCAGCTCTTCTTTCAACATCTACATTATCGCCAATCTTAATAATTTGTTGTAAGTCATCTTCTATTTCTTCTAACTTACTATTGATTTTATCTTGTAAATCTAAAATATCATTAGGAGACAAATCTTTTAGTTCATCATAATCTATAATATCTCTTTTTAATTCACCTTTAACAACATCTATCTCTTGTACTTTTTTATTAAAATCATTTATGTACATATCAATATCAAAAGTAAATTCTTCAGGACGTTTTATAAACTTATTTTTACCTATATCAAACACAGCATCTGCTTTTTTATTTTGATCGTCATAAGTTTTCTTATCTGTAATGATATAATAATTAATAGGATGTTTTGTACCTGGTATTAATTTACCTTGTACATTGTCAGGATTTTTAGAAGATAAAAACTTTTTAGAAAGTCTTATTCTTTCTTCTTCTTGTTTTTCTTTTGGTACATCAAACAATACATTAATATCTAAATCTGCGTCATCTCTATATCTTTTTGTTAAGATAGAACCTATTAAAGAATAATCTAATATAGGATATTCTTTTTTAAATTCTGTAAACTGTTTCATTATCATACCAATGATTTCACTTTTAATCTTTGGTTCTTTTGTGTCTGCATTATCAAACACACCAGGTGCATAAGTTCTTCTTGGTATATCAATGATAGATTCTTTTATGAAGTCTTTAAATCTCATCTTCTTTTTAACTCCAATTCTTTTTTAATCCAACTCATTGCAATTCCGTTTTCTGGTTTAGTTCTTAATCTACTTCTAATAAAACGTGAAGCAGTATTTAAAGTTTGTGTAACTAGTTCTTGTTCACTTCTATTATTATCTACAACTAACATTTTATTAGGACTAAACAATCTTTGAAACGAACCTATGTTTGCCTGTACACCTTCCCAACTTCTTTGTACAATATATTCTGGTAAAGATCGTCCTCGTGTTGCGTTTCTTTGTAACGCAACTTCTAAACTTGTATTAACAAATACCATATAACAATCATATCCGATATGTCTTAATAATGCAACTTGACTTTGTACTAATTGTAAATCTCTGCCTGTTGCGTCTATAACTAATCCTAATCTACCCTTAATGTAAGTATCTAATGCTGTGTTTGCTGTCGCTTTTGCTCGATCTCTAATAAGATTTCTAAAGTATTCTTCTTCATCAGGCATTTTAAGAGATAAGTTTGCTTGTTTTAATCCTCTTTCAAATGCAGCGTCTGAATTAACTACTTTTAATCCTGTGCCAGCAAATGCTGATTGTGTTACAAAAGTTTTACCTGAACCAGGACCACCTGCAAGAAAAAATGCTTTAAATATACCAGGATCATAAACACCTTCGTTAATGTATTGTCTGATT